CTGTAATATCTTTATTAGATCCACTAATAGGATCATTTGAATATAATACATTATCTCCATCATTTAATCCATGATTTTTAAAATTAATTGTATTATTAACTGTATTAATTCCTATAGGTTTTACTATTAGTTTTCTATTAGTATATCCATCACCACCATCAATCACATCAACTCTAGATATTGTCTTTTTATTATTAAGAGTCTTAAATTTATGAATACCTGAAGTATTGAAAGTAGTAAATCCTACAGTATTAATTCCACTAGAATATGAATTAAATGATTCATATAATTTAACTGTTAAATTGTTATCAATTGATGTGAAATAATGTCCACCATTAGATAATGTTGATGTTCCAATACCAACACCTATAGGATCATTATTATTAGAATCATATATAACTTCTTGCCCATTTGTAAAATAATGATTTTCTGAGAAGATTAATTGATATCCTCCTGTTGTTATTCCACCAGAATTTGTAGTTGGTCTTCCATCAAATGAAACTTCTCTAGATCTAATATTAAGTATTGGTTTAATAACTGCTCCACTACCATTACCACCACTTACTGTAACGGAATTTACTTCTGAAATATCAAAATCTAGTTGATCCACATAAACTTTTTTAACACTTCCACTAACTACAAGTTGACTAAAAGCAGTTGATGCAATACCAGCAGAAACTGTTAATGTGGGAAGATTAATAACATCATATTCACTACCACCATTTAATACATCAACCTTTGTTAATGGTCCAAAGAATACCTTTTCATTTGATTTATAATTGGAAATTTCAACACCATTGATTAACATTCCAGTTTCACCTATCGGTGTTGAATTATCACCACCATCAGAAGTGTTTTGCTCTAAGGTGAATTTTTTGATTAATTTTTGTGCACCAATTATTGAAGATCTTTGAGAAAATAACGTAATATTGTGAATTCCATCATTTGAACTTTTAGTAAACTTTAATTTTTTACCATCATCAATACTTCCCACTGATCCATAAAGTTCGACACTACTATCATTAATTTTTTTAACATAATAAGATCCTGTATTCAATCCAACAAGAGTATCTCCTCCTGTGGTGCTGTAAAATATTTTGTCTCCTGTTTTAAATTGATGGTTAGCAGCAAATTCTATGATAGAAAAATCAGTTTTATCATCACTTGCACCACTAAGTATAGCTCCATCTGGTTGAACTGGAACTGGAGGATCACCACTTACTTTTGATAAATCAAAAGATTTATCATTGATACTTATATTAATTTCTTTTGAAAAATTAGAAGATACATCATCTACAGAAAAAAGATTAGATGGAAGTGAGTTGGATGTAACATATGACTCATTATCTTTAAAGTATACATTTTGAACATCTGAAACTAAAATATCATTTCCAAATTCTAATGGTGTTCCAGAACTTTTTGCCTTATTTAATTTTTTCCTTATTTTATAATTTCTACTACTATCAAAAGTAAACTCAGCATCATTAGTTAAAGTAAGTCTAGTTCTTTCTATTCCATTAACAAATTCATCTTCAAGCTGTTTTACAACTGCATTATCAAAAATAACAACATTACTATCACGATCAACAATTTGTACCGAATCTCCAATTTTTAAACTAGATCTGTCAGACACACTTGGTAATATAAAATCAGATTCATCTTGCCCATCTACAAAATATGACGAAGAAGTATTATAAATCCACGAATTTGCAAATATTTCCTTATAAGTTTTATCAACTCCATTGATAGGATTTTCTACTTTATCACCAATTCCTTTAACTGATATTATTTCACCCTCTTCTACATCCACTTTTTCAGTTTGTTCAAAGTCTGATAATACACCAGTAAGTCTAAGCTCCACCCTTCTACCTGAGTCACCATCCTCAAATCCAAAGTAAGTTACATTAGATCTGACATTTTCAATTGCTGTTATTGGATTATTAAATGAGTCTGTACTAGTTGCAGTGCAACCTAGAAATTGGTTAACCGTTTTACCAGTATATGTAATTGTATTATTACCAGATATAATTATTCCTGTAGTTCCAAATCCAACTGTAGAGTCAACAGTTATGACACTAGCCCCTGCTGATACATTTTCTATAGATTTGGAGTTAGGAACAATTATAAAATCACCACCCACATCAGAACTTTCATCATATCCTACAAATAATGCAATTTTATAGTAAGTTGTTATTCCACTCAGTCCAGAGTCAACTCTCTGAAAAGGTTCAATTTCTGATACTGATGCATTAATATTTGAATCTAAATCACTTCTAAACAGAGTTTGTCCTGTTAATCCTTTTAACAAGTTTTGTCCTCTAAGATTTATAGGATTACCTCCTATCAGTTCACCAACACAAATTCTTCTTCTAACATAATTTGCAAATGATGGTTTTATTAATCTTTCTTCTAAATTTATTACTTTAGGTTCTATACCATATAAAACATTAAATAAAATTCTAAATGATTCTTCCGTTCCCTTAGTTTGATATAGAGATCTTGCTTCACCAATAAATGTTCCAACATCAAGTTCAGACTGAAAATTAGTTCCTTCCAATCCTGGTAGAAAAGTTTTTTTAAATTTTTTATAAAATTCTTTTAAAAATAAAGAACTTAAGTTTTGGACTGTAGATGATCCTTCATGTTCTGCTGTAGAAGAGGAGTTGAATACTAAATCTTCTTTATTTGTATCTGAATGATAACTAGTAATACCACTAAATCCACGAATACATCCAGTAAAAGAATTAGTTCCTATACCTGTATAGGTTATTATTTCATCATCAATTTTTAGAAGTCCGTAAGTATTTGGGAATCCTTTTGTACTAGTAACATTGATTGTTTTATCACCAACTGTTGTAACACCAACCGTAGTAGAACTATCAACTACAACTTCTGGAGTTAAAGAATTAAAATCTAGATATTTACTTAAATTATCTGATATATCTGCTACACCACCTTGATACTCTTGAGAAATATAATATTGTTGTAAAAATTCAAGGGTCTTTGGACTCTCATCCCGAATATAATTGGGAAGTTGATTTGATAAGACATCTTGTATTTTTACTTTACTTATAATCCCTGTTTGTATCATGTTCTAGTTATTTGACCATTTGGATAACTTGATGAATAAAAATCTCTAGTAAATTGAACTCCAGAAACTTCATCACCAGAAGATATGACATCCCTAACCATATTTATAGAGCTATTTGAAATGTCTAATGACACATACAAATCCTTTAATCCAACAACATCATTCGATTCTGGAAAAGCTTGAATTTCAATAATATCATTAGGTTTTTCAGTAGATGAGATATTAACCGTTGAAAGGTTAACTTCACCTTTAAGATAATCTATTGATCCTGCTGATGATATAACATTTTGAATTGATCCATCAGTTAATATCTTAATTATTCTTAAAACACCTGTTCTAAGATCAGAATTTGGAACATCTGATAGGTATAATGTTCCTGATTTTCCTAAAATAGTAAAACCAGTTGATTTTATGTTAAATCCATTTGGATCTAGATAAAATCTATTACCAAAACACAATTCATATTGAGTAAATTGATTTAATGATACCTGCAAATTTCTTCTCATTCTAATTTTGGTAATATTTGAAGTAATTGCTTGATTTGTGTTATCAATGACGTTAAGAAGTTTACTATACTTTAATCTTCCTCCAAATTTATTCAAATTTATTGATTTTGAATACTCTGTTAATGATGTTATAACATTTGTCTTTAATTCATCCGCAGTTGAAATGAGGGAATCATTATAATAAATGTTTGAATCAAGTTCGATGAACAACATCTTCAAATCTATGATTTTTTGATTAATTCCTGATATTGAATACTGTTTTAACTTTGATAAAATTTGATTTTTAGAAAAATCGGACACTAAATTACCATTTTTCGGTTTTATACTAATTGCAACCGTTCCAAATTCGGGTGGATCAAGTTCCTCTCCCCCAATTACAGAAACTGACTCAGTATTTGGATAAATTTTCTTAATTATTGCCTCATAGTCTCTTGCAGTAACTGCACGATTCTGTGATGAGTATATGAGTGGGGAATAATACTTGACAGAATCTAATGTTTCAATATCTGCACCATTTTGAGACTTTAAAATAGTTGATACAGTAGAACTTAAGATATTCGCATTAATATCATTAGATTTTGTTGCTCTTCCTGAGAAAGTGAATGATTGAGCACCATTTCCTTCGACTCCATCAGTTGTAATGTATCTAACATTGATCTCATTACCATCTTCACCTGAAGAATTACCTAATTTTTTACCAAAATATCCATCTCCAAACTTTAATTCATATTTTTCATCTTGAACTTCCTTAATTAGGAAAATTTTTGAATTTGAATCTACACTTATGATGTCATTTACAAGTGTATACTCTGTTCCCTTACCACTTGAAGATGAATCTTTTACATTTACAACTATTTTAGAGGTATCAATCGAAGAATTTTCTAAAATAAACCTCTGATCAAGAGAACCATCGTAAGTAAATGTGGTTTCTAGGTAATTTCCTTGAAAAACACTAATATTTTCAAATTTTGCAATTCTTTGACTTGGGTCAGATGGATCAACTTCAGTTAAAGTTGTAATTGGTTGAGTAATTGCGAATGTATATGTCTCATTATCAACGTCTCCAGTGCACACTATGCCTGGTTCTAAGGTCACTGTAGGAGTATCATCACTAATTGTAAGGTTAATGGTTACTTGTGCATTTGCTGCTGTTTTAGACCGTGGTGTATACCCAATATTTGAAGCCAATGACACTACATTTTCTCTCAAAGTGGCAGAATCTAGAAAAGATTCATTCACAACCATGTTTGAGTTGAATGCAGTGATGTAAGTATTGTATGCTAACGTGTCAATTAAGACAGAAAAGTTCGAACCATCGAAGTCAAAGTCCGTAAAATTGGAATTTGCACGAAGATAGTCTTTAATTGATGTTTTTATCTGATCGAAATCAAGATTTGTGAAATTTGAGAAAGGCATATTACCTTGTTGCCTCTAATATAAATGAATATTCTTGAGTTGGGAACTCTTGACCGACTATATCGTATATAACAGTGATATCAAATTCATTCTCATCTGGTGATGGATTGACTTCAACATTTACATTTTCAACTCTTGGTTCAAAATTGTTAACTGAAGTCTTAATTTGTTCTTGAATGATGTTGGCAGTACCAAAATCTACAAATTCAAAGAGACTTTTGTATACATCTGATCCAAAATTTGGATTGAAAAATTTTTCAGTCGGTATGGTTTCGACAATGTTACGCACAGATCGACGAATCGCACTCTCATTCTTGAGAATTGGTAAATCTTTTGTAACTGGATGGGGTGAAAACGATAAACTTATGTCTTTAAACGATCTTGAAACCCTTTTATATGCCATAAACCAAGTTTTATATTTATTTATACCGTTTTTTTAACAAAAATTATCCAAGCTCTGGTTCAATATTGATATTTACTACTCCTTCTTGTAAATTTGCGGTATTTCCTGCTCCAACATTCATATCTATTGCCCTTTCTTTTGCGGTTTTCCAAAAATAATTCTCTTCTGAACCTAATCCATCACGATCATGACCATTCTCAACCTGATAATACACGGTTGAAACCTTAAAATCAGGAATCTTAGGTGTCTCAGGAGTGATACTGTTGTCATATATTCTCATTCTATTATTTGGATAGAGACAAAACTGTCCATTATCAAGTTCAAGGAGGTTATGAGACTTATGTTCGGCAGGTTGTTCACTGGTTGAGTAATCAATCGCATCAACATCAGAGTGATAGTTATCTAATGTGCAGATATATGTTCCTGTTTGGTTGCCATAGTCTCTTGTATAGACTTCATAGTGCATTGAACCAATAAACTGCTTCTGAACCGCAATCACTCCATAGTCCATACAGTTCCAAAACTGTAGGTTATGAAGTGTCATATCAGGATCTGGTATCTCTGGTGACGAGAGAAAGGCAGAGATTGGTAACTTATCAAACATCGCCGCATACTCAGGTAGATAAGTCTCAAAATAGAAGGCACGACCAGGTATACTCTTGGCGGATACCCAGACTCCCTTGACAAATTCACCATGACCACTCTTATGATCGGTTAGATATTCTTTTCGAACCCAGACCTCATAGGAGGGTAGATTGGTAATTAATGTGCTCATTCTTCGTATTCATTTTGAATTTCAGTTGTTAAATCGAGAGGGTTTGGAAGTTTGCCATCATAGAACTGTTGAGCAAGATCCTCCATTAAATCAAAGTAATCCTCTTCTGTTAGATTCTTACCAAGAATCTTCTGTCCTCGACGAACTCTATATAACTCTTGTTTTTTCATGTCCTACACGAATTCGAGGATCACACCATATCTCAAATCCTGCTTCCTTCGCATCGAGACAAAACGAGACATCTTCGCCACACATGTCTTGAACCTCACCAGACTCAAAGACCTGCATCTTCGGTGCAAACCATGGATAAGGCATACCTTTATGCTCAAATACACCATGACGTATCAATAACCATCCGAAACCTGTATAGTCTACGGTGAAAGGTTGCTTTCTCTTTGATATACTTTCGATGGTTTCGTGATTCATTACACCACCATTATTGCGAAAATCATCTTCCTCTAACCAATGTGCAACCGATGTTGTCTTACCATCTTCGGTGCAATACCAACCTGCAACAAGATCTCTTTCTTTTCCTTCTTCTGGATTTGCATCCAAGATTAACTGAAAGAACTTCTCTGAATTAAAAACAATGTCAGAATCAATCCAAAGTTGATAATCATACTTTAACTTTCCATCCCATGGAATTTGATTTGGTCCTCGAAGAACATTCGCACCTAAACACTTACAACGGGCAAAATTGACCATTGATGAATAGTCTTGTGATATTTGTATACTTGCTCCTGACTGAACAAGATCAAAACATAATTGAACGAATGCTTTTAAGTAAGTATATGATACTCCTCGACCTGGTAGACAGAATACTATCTGTTTACCTTTTACTAATTCTTTTGCTCTCGCATAATCCCATTCTGCTTTTTTCTGGGCAGGGGGTGTCTTTGCTTTTACTGTAAATCCTTTAGCCATAATAGATTGATATCAACTCAATTATACACTATTATATAGTGGTTGTCAATAAGAGTGTTCGGTATTTAAATCCGTGATTATATCATCTTCAACATACTCATATGTAAGGTCATTTTGAAAGTAAGAACGATAGATACGTCCCCAAATTAAATCAAATTCATCCTCATTTAAATTTTTAAATATACACTTGTCTTCAAAATAAACGTGATAGGTTCTTTTAGTCATCTTCTTCTGGTGAAATACAGAAACTTGGTTCTTCATCATACTTTCTTTCATACCCATACCCATCTATAACAATCACTGGTGCAATCACTGAATGAAACTCTCGTAAGTATTCTTCTCTACTTTCTGCATACTTACGGGGTTCTTTCTTTTTAGTCATCCTTTTTAAGAGTGAGGTAAATGCCATCTACATCTAAATTCCATTTTAGCACAATATCTTCATACCAGTCAAGTTCATTCATAACCTGTTCAGGAATTGCCATATAATATCTGTCTGTTGCGGGATCAACCTCTATAGCAGAATAAACTTCGTCAAAATTTTTTTTCATTTCAGAAAACCTAGTGGTCGTTTTTATATATGCGAAATTTTTTTTTCATTCTTGGAATTTATATCTGCCTTTCGTAACACTTTGTAGGTTAGGTTCCCATGCCGTTTTTATATAAGGGGGGCATCAACCCCCCAACTGCTGTAGTCACGAACGAATGACTACCTGATGTAACCATTCTCTGACTTGATAAACGCATCAAGTTGCTTGATGTCTAACGCAGGGTTAAAGGTGTAATCTCTGAAACTGCGATAGGTATCAAAGAAATCAACTCCTGCGATGTGATCGACACCCCACTCAGTGATTTCTGTAACGAAGTCTGCGAAGTCATGACAGCAACATGCCATGTTCTGAAAGTTGTCAACTTCTAAGATACGGTTGATAATTCTTTCTGTTGGATTCATTTGGGAAAGGGAATTAATTTGCTTATACTATTATTATAATACCCCACCCATACGAATGGGGTATTGACTGTGCCAGTAATTAAACTGTCATACCTGATGTGAAAACACGTTTCGAACCGTCTATACTGTCAAAGAGAAACCATGTCCAGTTCTTTTGAAAAATACCCATGCTAGGCACGAACTCATCAAGTAACGCATTAAGTCTTGATTTTGTGGTGTTTGACTGCCACCCACCATCTTTGAGAGTGAGTTCATTAGTTGCAGTATCTAAAGATGCGATGTTGTTTCCGTGTAGGTAAACTTCAACTGATTCTTTGAAAGCACGAACTGTAGTATTACCAGATGAGAAGTTCTTTCTGTATCTGATTGCTGAGTTCATCATCATTTCAATTTTACGCATGTTGGGAAGAGGGGGTGAATTGCTTATGTACTTATTATAACCGATAAGTAGACGGTGTGTAGTGGGTGTGTGCCAGTTTATTAATTGTCACACTCTTTTCTATATTTCTCCATTCTCCTATAATCTATTTCGGATGCAATTGCCATGCCCACGGTATAAAGTGCATAGCAACCACCGATAATAATAAAAAGTTCCATTAGTGTAATACTCCTTTGACATCGTTTGAAAGTATGGTAGATTTACCATTACAGACATTATCAATTAGATTGTCGAATGTCTGCACATCCCATTCCTTTTGCTCTGCTACGTCGTTTGAGTATGCTTCCATTAAGGTTTCATAAAGGTAGTCATACTGTGTGGGTGTTAATTCGATGTTAATTCCGTTCGTTTGCATAGTGTGGGAAAATTGCTTATGTATACATTATAAACCCTACTCATGACGAATAGGGTGTAGAATGTGACACTTATTAAGGTGTCACAGATTGTCTGAATCTTTCGGCATAATAACCTATTCTTACATAGTCACGTTTGAGAGTGCATATCTGCATAATAGTTGCAAGCACAATCATATGAGATGGGGAATAAGCACTGGGGTCATCCCACTCATCAACTGCAATTTCATTGTCAATGTCCATAGTGGTGCGACCTTCTGCATCCGTGACTGCTGGCATGCTCATAAGGGTTCCATCTTCTGCGATGTAGAACCCCATACCGAATGCGACTGAATAATGAATTTCTGGTTTGGGCATAGGTTGGGAACTCCTTTGTTTATACTTCTATTATAAACCCTACTCATGACGAATAGGGTATTGACTGTGACAGTTTAAAAAGTGTCCTATAGATAACCTGCATTTTCCATTCCTGGTTCATCATAGAACCATGAGATGGTAACATTCGGAAACAGTTGACGCAATCGCATACAAATTCCTTCGGGTGGACACCATGCGGTTTGAAATTCTGCGGTGAACGATTCTAACTCATCTTTACCATCATCTCCCCATCTTTCCTCTTCTATATCCACATTGCCCGCGACATCCCACTTAGTATCCCAATTTGCATTTCGCCAGTCATACCATCTGTCGTCAGTCTTACCTGATTTGGGAAACTGTGGTGGGTATGGTGATTCTCTATCTACTGGTAACTCTCCATCCTCATTTTTGATTGTCTTCCAATTGGGTTCGGGAATGACTTGACCAAATACGGATTCTTTATTACTGAATATATCCAAGACCTTTTGTAAATCAGTTTTGTTTTCTGAGTAAACATCAACTCTGTTTGAACACCAATTAGGCATAAGGGAAAGGGAAAATTGCTTATATACCTATTATAGTGTAACTCACCACGAATGGCAACACGTATGTGCCAGTTCATAAAGTGGCACAGTGTCAGTTGCATTGTTCATTCGATGACTTATAATAAGTATAGGTCTGGGGTAGGACTGATTCTAAACTTTCGACACTCCTCCCGCGCAATTATAATAAACATGTGCCAATTACATTAGTGGCACACAAAAACCCCATTCAATCCAAATACATTCTATATTGAATATATCAAACGAATTAACAAAAATGTCTACACTTCATCACGAATCACTTTTAGAAACATGCTTCGAAGAGGCATTAGAAGAAATCGGTATTTCCGAAGATTCTCTATTTTATGCCGATGCTTATAAACAGGCACAAGTTATGGCAATGGATAAATTTCTAGGGATGGCACAATAAATGAAAGAATTAACAACTGAACTATACGATGAGATCGTCCGTGTATGGAATGACGATCCATCCGCAATTTACGATGCATACGAAATGAACGCAATTCGTAAGGAATTAAGATATGATATAGACTCGTGGGACTCAGAAGAATCTGATTATTAGATAAAAAAAAACCCTAGGATTTCCCACGTCCTAGGGTTTAGTTAATTCAATCTCGCACTAGTCTCTAGTTCTACCTCCCTCTAAGAGTAGAAACTATGATACTTCGATTCTTGTAATTGCAAATCTCGTGCTTATACATCATGCATAATGCAGATAAGCAAGCTCTTGAAAGTTTGTAGTTTCTCGTGCATGCTCATCATCCTCGTCGAGTTCTAACCTATCTGCATAGTCCTCGTCGAGATTAAATGCTTGATCTGTCGTATAGTCGAAATCTAAATCGTCATACATGAGATCTAGTGGAAATGTGAATTGTATACTGTTATTATAGTGCAATCTCGTCGAGTTGTCAAGTATAATACCCTACATCTAGTCGAGATTCATATAATGTAACAATATATTTATAAGATCTCGTAGTAAATGTTACAATATGTGAATTTTCCCCGATCCTGATACTTGACGAGGTGCGATCCTTATGCTATGCTCGCAAAGGTCACAAGTCTCAGACCCATTAAAATCTACATTCAATCCATACAGATTCTAAACAGATTACTAATCGGTATAAAACACTCTTTTATATTTAAAATAACCTTTTTTAATTAAAATAAAGGTATTTGTGTATCATTACTATACAAAAGGCACCATGAGTCATTGCCCTCTGTGAGTATTCTGATGTGCCGTGTTTCCATACTCATTCTCTTTAGATTCAAGTTTGATTGCATCATCATACCGACTCTTTCTTTTCTTTACAAATGTCAACTCTTTCCATTGAGTTTCATAACATAACAGAAGAATATGTATAAACTTATGTGGATTTCTCCTATCATACAGACACTCAGGTTTCTTTTTCACTCCAACCTCAATGGTCAAATACTGACGACTCGGTGGAAACCCCTTCTTATTCTCTGTTGGTTCACTTATAAAATATATCCATCCCTCATCACTTAGTCCATGTCTATCCCATTTGACATAATCGTTGACTTGGGGTTGATACATTAAGTCACTCTCACTATCTTAAGTTCTTTTGGACTCATACCATCCCCTAAAAGTTCCTGATAAAGTTCTGAACAGTCCTCCTTTATCATTGATGGTGCTGTTACATCCCAATCTACCCATCCAGTAGTTGAGAGTTCTAAAATTCTGTATTGTGGTTCCATAGTTTTAATTAGGTTACAAATGCTTCAATAATGCCCGACTCATACTCCTCAGATAAAGGAAGTTTCTGTGCCTTTAACACATTTGGCATGATACGATCTATATATCCCTCATTGAATGAGTCTTCTTCTGATAATAGGTCAAAAACCTCGGAATCCGTCTCGGCAATTACATTGATGATTCCACCATATTCAGATTGTGGAAACGGAACCCAATAGTCAATAATATAAAGATTTTTCATTAATTGATTGTTTTCTCCATACGATATATTATAATGGATATGTGAGAGTTTGTCAAGACCATTGAGGGGTCGGTTTCTGACTCTGTGCCTTTTCGACCTTTTTCTGATAGTTAACCTGTTCGTCTTGAATCTTATCAAATGCAGTTTCAATCTCAACTGGTAGATCATCTATCATATCTGTATCTCTCAACAGATCATAGAGTTTGATGAGTTGATATGCTTCGTTGTTTGTAAATTCGATTTTCATTAGTCTCTCTCCCATGTTGAGTTGCGGTCATGTAGAAACTCTTGATAGATCTCATATGAACCAACTGTATCGGTCACATAGTCCTCCAAGACTTCATAGGCATATTCATCATACTCATTAATATGCTCCTTGAGTTCTTCCTGTTTCATCAATGCAACATCACA